CAGAATTTGGAATCTGTCTATACCAATCTCTCATGTCTCTCGTATAATCATTAGGTGTAAGTGTATCCTTTGAACGGATATCTTCTATCCACTGAAAGTTACCACCTTCATATTCATCGGGGTCTGTTAACTGAATAGAGAAACTTAGTTTTCTAATCATACCACTATTTGCATATGGTTCATCACTAGCATCTGTATGCCATGTATAGAACCCACCACGTGAACCTTGTTTTGCATGATAGACTGTATGTTGTAGTGGTTCTACTTTTTCTATGTCGACATTCCAACCACATTGTTTCATTCCCATTGCAACTGCGTCTTCAACCTTTGTCCAAACATCACCTAAGTTTTTCTGTGCATCACCGTAAATCCATCTAATATCAGATGCTCTAACCTTATCTACAATTTGACCACCGTCTCCACCAGCTGCTCTTTCTTTACCTCTGTCTTCTCCATCGGGGTCTAAGTCTAATCTTCCACCTTGACCAACTGCAGCTGTTTCTAGAGGAAACTCCATTGCCTTACCATTAATAAATTCAACTTCTTCAGAAGTTAATAGTTCGGGATATGTCCATAAGTAATTTTTTAGATTCATTATTGTCCAGCCATAAACTTTCTCCAATCGATAGTGTTCTTAATCGTTTGGTGTCTCCATGTTATGTTCTGCATACACTCTTTAAGAAAGTCTACAGTAACCTTGAGGTACTCAATTTTTGCATTGAGTTCTTGTAAATCTTTATCTGCATTGAAGAAGATACTCATATCGTTCTTCATTATTTTTAGACCATTGAATGGGTCGGGTTCCCAACCTAGTTCTTTAATTCTATCGTCATCCATTTTTCCATTGAACCACAACCATTTATCTTTAAGTAAAGAGTTATAGTTTTCTTGGTATTTTTTAAGGACTAGAATCTTACTGGTTAGTAAGTCTTGATATTTTGCATGAAGTTTTGGAACATCTAACGATGCCGTATCCAATTCTATATCATCTATTTCACAGTCACTTGCCCATTGGGCTTTTAAATCATCTAAAGTCATAATATATATTATACCACAAATGTGTGATATTAACTAGTGGTTTCTATGTCGTAGTAAGTAAATTTAAACTCTATAGTGGCTACTACAGCCTCTCCGTCTGCACCCGATTCAAACTCTAATCCACTCAAACTGATTGGGAAACAGTCATGGAATCTAAAGTATTTATTGGGAATATTTTTGTTGGTTGTTGTAATCAAAGTTATGTCTGACATTTCTTTATCAGTTCCACCTAGAGATGCAGATGTACCAGTTGTAGTTTGTTTACTACCAACATAAGATGCATAATCAGATGGGTCTTTGATTGGTACGATTGCATTCATCCAATCGTATACTTCTTTAAAGTTTCCTAAGTCTTCATCGACTAAGAAATCTACCGAGAGATTTTCAAACGTAACCTTGTCGCCTGGAAAATATGCGTCCAATCCAACACCAGCACCCTGTGCAATTTCTGTAAACTGCACGCCAGGAATATTACACTTCTTAATATAGTATTCTGTTGTGGGTATCTTATCAATAAGAAGTCTAAAATTATTCTTATTGAGAATGGACTTATTAATATCAACCATGTACTTTAGTTATCCTTTTGTTTGAAGTGATATCATGATAGTCATCACCTCTATACTCTCTTAAGGTTGTCTCTTCACAAAGATAACCGTCTTGAATATAAGTTGTAATGGTCTTACGACTCAATACATTTGTTGTTTCAACTCCATTAGGAAAAACAGATTTCTCCCATGGCCCTTCTTTCACATTGATTTGTTTATCATACATAATATTTCTCCGTATATATCTATTTAGGTGTTTGGATATGCCAGAACCTACGGAAGTGAACATAATTAGGCGGTATGGTACCAAACTTAACTGGTTTATTAGGATTCGTAGGGTGTAAATCTTCTGTTGTCCAACTGTATACATCTCTTCTATAGAGTTCATTTTCTACAATAACACCGAAGTCGGTATTCAAATCTTCATCATCATACCTTGTATAAGTCTTACCTATCTCATCTAAGTAATCTTCTACATGTTTGTCATTAAAGAAAGCTTCCCAATTATCAAACCCATTGAAGACTCTACTATTTTTTCTTTGGTGTTTTGATTGGCCTGGTATATAATCCCATTCGGTCACTTCTTCTTGTCTCATCCATGGTTCAGCTGTTGGTTTTGTATTGACTGCAGTTTCTAAAAACATTTCGTCTGTATGATTGAATGCTCTTCTTAAATCATCGTAAATATTTTGAACATGATATAGAGTACCAAAGTGTATAATTAAATCCCACTTCCTATCAAATGACCACTCTTCATTATGATTGATACACAACTTCTCTGAGTCTGTGTCTATACCATCCAATAGTTCTTGTCTTGCATCTGCATAGGAAACTGTTGCACCTAGTTTCTCAAAGTGTCTACCAACTAGTCCATGTGCAGTTCCTAGTTCTAGGATAGTCTTCCCATCAAACCAGTCTTCACCTTTACAATCAATAACTTTTTTAACTCTTTTTTCTGTTGGTAGGTACATTGTATCTATTTGACCTGTAGTTTCATTCTTCCATTTAAAGAAACCTTCCAACCCTTCACCATACTTTATCATCTTCATATAGTTATTTATCGCGTATAAATATATGCCTTGACAATGCATATCGTATTTTGGTATACTTGTAAGGTAGGAAGTCGAGACGGAAGATAGATGGTTGTGAGAGGTTGTTCCGTATAGACAAGGTGTTCCACACTGTTAAAGTCAATTAAGACGTGGCATATAATCGTGAGGTGTGGATAGAATCCGAACAGAGAAGCTCTAGAAATTCTTGACGAGTTGGGATAGGGACGGTAAACGAACTTCCGTATGGTCAATACCTATTGACCTAGATAAAATTGGGGTAAGGCCTCACTAGAAGGACACGGTGTAAAGAATTGGGTTCATACCCAAGACATTGAACGATTCAGTCATGCTAAAAAAAACCCCTCGAAAGAGGGGTTTTTAGTATTCCAATTAAGGAATGAGAACCTAAGTTCCTTACAGAATGTTTGACACTGCAAATTTTCTGTAGTATTGGTTAGTACCAGCAGTTGCTAGACCATCACGGCCTGACATGTTGCCAGTGTCAACGAATGGGTTTGAAACCATGCCGTATCTTGTTTTGAAACCAATTTTTGGTTGGAATGTGTTCTCACCAACTGCACGAACCATTTGTAATGGAACGTATGGGCAATAGAACATACCAGCATCATAAGGGTTAGTTCCTCTATAACCTACTGTTAAGTAGTCAACACCAGCATATGGGTCAACATATACTTTAACTCTTCCGTTTAAGATACCAGCAAATGTATTGCCTGTGTCGTCAACGTTTAAGTTAGTGTTAAGAGCAGGAGCGTAATCTAATACACCTGCCATAGATAGAGCAGAAGCTACATCAGATGAACATAGGATAAAGTTACCTTTTCCTCTACGTGTATCTTTAGCGATGAAGTTGCTTTCTCTTTCTATTTGGAACAATAATCCTTTGAATTTCTCAACTGACCATCTTCCGTTTGCGTCAACGTCAAGGTTGAACGTACCAGCAGAAGCTGTTGCAGCTGCACCAGTTTTTGCTTGGATGTTAACATTTCTGATAACTTCACGGTTGATTTCAGCAAGAATTTCTGATGAAAGAATATTTGCTAGTTCTGATTCTGCGTCAAGACCGTGGATTGCTTTGAGGTCTTGTGCTAATTCGAGTGTGTACTCAGCTTTTAATGCTCTGGATTTTGCAGTAACAGTTGCTTTCTCAATGGTGAATGCCATTTGAGCGAAACCGTTTGATGCTTCAACGTCACCAAGTGCTTCTGCACTTGCTGTTGACATTCCCGCACCTGTATCAGTCGCATATGAACCATTGAATGGGTCATTATTACGTGCTGCTAAAGGGCCGTCTGCGACAACTTGGTTGTCATTGGAATATTTAGTATCTGCTTCAGCATGTAATGCTTCAGTTTTACCTTCTCTTCCTACAGATGGATAGTCATTATATCTTGCTTTCATAGCAAATATAAGTCCTGTTGGGCCTGTCATAGGCTGAACACCACAAATGTCGTATGCAACGAGATTTGGCATAGCTCTACGTACTAATGAAATCAAGATTGGATTCCAGTTAGCAACTGCAGAACTTCCAGTAGCATTTAAAGGTGCTGCTTCCTCAAGAGCTTGACCTTCTTCGAAAAGGGCCTTCTCTTGGTTTTCAAGGATTACAGCAGTAACAGCACGCTTGTAGTTATCTTCGATTTTTGGTAAATCGGAGTGTTCTAGAATCGGTTGCCACTTCTCTTGTAAGTTTTCTGATAAAAACATTTTATTTTTCCTTTAAATTATCCTAATGGATTTAGTTTAGTTATTGCTTGAGTGTACTGTTGCATATCGGGAGCAAGTACTGGTTCTTTCTCTTCAGAAATTTCCCCTGTTCCTTCTTCTACAATAGTATCCTCAACTAGTTTATCAACATCACTTGGGAAGTAAGCTTCAGCGATTTCTGCAATCTTCTCAGCGAAGTCTGCTTCATCTTTGAAGTCTACACCATTTGATAATGATTCTAGCTTCTCTTTTTGTGACTCAGACAAACTGTTACCAGCAGTCTTTACCACGTTACTTCTCTTGAGGGCATCTAACTCTTCTGTAATGTCAATATTTTTACTGACTTCACCATCAAGTTTCTGTTCCATCTCGTCGAGACGATTTGCGAGTTCATCGATTACGTTATACTTATCTTCGGGAACGTCAACATAATGTTCTACGAACAATGTTTTCAATCCGTCGATGAAGTTTTCAGTCATCTCTGCTCTCAATCCTCTTTCAATTGCAAGTTCGTTTTCTTTCGTCCACTCTTCTGCAACATAAGAAAGATATTTGTCAACGCCTTCTGCGAGGTCGGCTTTGACTTTTTCTACTGAGGATTTTAATTCTTCTGAATATTGATTTTCTAAAGACTCTTTAATCTCTTCTACTTTAGATGAGACTGCAGCCTTGAAGATAGTTTTTGCTTTCTCTTGATTCTCTTCTGAGATATCTAGTGCTTCTGAGATTTTAGATAGGTCGTCTTCTACTTCAATCTCGACTAGATTTGCTTCGAGCTCTGCAGAAGTTTCTTCGTCAACGATTTCCTCTTTGACTTCTTCTTCCTCTTCTTCTTCCTTAGACCACTTCTCAGCAATATCTGATACTGCTTCTTCGTCCATAGACTTTAGTGATTCAACAATTTTTCTAGCTACTTCTGCTTTAGTCAAGGTTTCGTCAACTTCTTCTTCTGATATAGAACTGAATCTAGTTTGAAGTTCTTCCTTAGTCATTTCCTTCATGTTGTTGACGATAGCTTTGATTGATTCCATTTTTGTTGCCTTAACAACATCTTTAGACTCTTCTTCTTCTGAAACTTTTGCAAGTTTAGGTTGACTGTCACCTTTTCCAGCATTCTTTTGATGTGCATCACCACTAACTGGTTTCACATTTTCTGCTTTCTTCTGTGCATCAACTGCTTTGTCAACAGGATTTTCTTCGGGTTTGACGACTTCAGCTTTACCGCTTTCGATTTTCTCGGCATCTGATGAACCTTGCTTAACAGGTTTCGCGTCACCTTTTTGAGCACCGTCTGTAGGTTGCTTCTCTTCAGAAACTTCTACTTCTGTACTTTCTAGGTTATTTTCTAACTCTGCCATGTTTTTCTCCTGTTTGAGTTTACTTTTTTATTTATATGTTATAGGCTTTCAACAAACCTTTTCCATAGATTTAACTTAGTTTCTTCCAATTTATTCAATTTAGCACCCCTTAATTGGGTTCTCATTGACTCTGAATCAACTGCTTTCAATATACCGTTAGACATAATCCACTCTACACCCTCGTATATACCTTCAACGAAGGCCTCGGGGGCAGATGGGTCTGCGACTATATCGGCTGCTGTTGCCAGTTGGAAGTCACCTTTTACGTATTGAGCGCCACCTTTTTCTTCCAAGGAACCTAATCCTCTAGATGATACTCCTAATTTGGCACCGTCATCGATTAAATTTCTTACGATTTGACCGTTTGGTGTGCTCAAAATTTTTGCACGTCCCACATAATTGTTACCATCTTCTTCTAAAGATGTGATTAAGTGTGACACTTTGTCAAGATTAATAGTTGGGCCTTCGGGATGTCCGAGTTCTCCAAATGCTCTATCCTTCTCAACGAATTCTTTTCTATAACGGTTAACTTCTTTTTCCATTATCTCTTTAGGATAAACTCTACCGTTACGGTTTTTAATTTCTGACTGCATGAACACTCCTTCAATGAAGTATTCCTTCTGTCCTTTCTCATTTGCTTCAATGATTACTGGTGACATTTGATAGTCATTATATTCAGATATTAATTTCATTTATAATTTCCTCTATGTTTATACCTTCTTCGGACATGTTTTGCATTATTTTTTTAATGTCTTTCATTTCTTTCTCTGCAGCTTTTAAATCTTTATATGGTGAATCTCCACTAAAGAGATTACCATCTAGATATACATCTACCTTATTTCTTTTGTTCTGAACATAAGATACAGATATCTTCTTACCACCAACCTTTGCGACATCTACTTTGAGTTCGTTGGAACCACTTGGCACTTTAATTTT